AGCCATTATTCTTTCTATCTTTAAAATGAGGCGGGATTGTGGCCCGCCTCAAATTTTTTAAGTATTAAGCACCTTCAACACCAAAGATACCTCTGTAGTCAGATACACCAAATCTGTATCTTTCTCTAGCTTTGTATCTTACGTTTCCAGTATCGAAATCACCTTCCATCGCTGTTCTGATTGGAGTTCTTTCGAAATACTTCATACCGTTAGGCACATCAGTGATAATGTAGAACGCATCCGTGTCAGTTAAGAAGTTATTAACTCTGTAACCTTGTGGAACCATTCCCATTGACGCAATTGCGTTAATGTCATTATCAGCAGTTGACGTTCTACCTTGAGACTTCATAAGTCTTTCAGCAGTGAATTGAAGTTCACTTGGAACAATCATTTTAACACCTCTTGCAGCAATTTTTAGACCTCTTTCGTCTGTAAACGCTGCGATGTCAATTAGAGATTGCTCTAATGAAGTTTCGTTCAAGTCAGCTTGTACAGCTAACGTATTCGAAACAGTACCCGCGATTGTTGGGTGAGCAGTGTTAAATAAAGAAACACCGTCTCCAGAATCAAAATTATCCGTAGTTGGTAAACCTTGGATAAGCGGATCTACTGCTTTGATTTGTTTTGTGTTTGCCATGGATCTAGCTAACGCTTTTGTATATCTAGACGCAAGTCTATCATACAAATTATCCTCGATCGCTTCTTCAGTGATCGCGAATGCAAGTGCGATAGTTTCCATAGTGTATCTAGCTGTGTAAGTTTCTTGAGCATTGTCAAAAACTACGCCAGAACCTTCTGGTTTAACTGCCGCTTGCGCGAAACCGGATAACATAACTTCTTCTTCAAACGCCCTGTCTGAAGTTTCTGTTACATATATCTCAGCATGCTGATTCTCATAACGTTTGTATTCCAGTCCGAATAGTGCATTCAGGCCTGGTTCTAGTTCTTTAACTAGTTGTCCTCGTGATATAGCCATGTTTTTTCTCCTATTCTAACTATTATATACCGTTATTTTTAGCATTATACAGGTGCTCATTGATCATAACAACAAAGTTCAAATTAGCTGCGCCAATTGTATTGTTGTTAACATCTGTTGAGATACCTGTTACTTTTAGTTGAGCCGTACCAGTAGTAGCTGTGCTGTGATTTAGTTCCGATTTAGAAACATTGTTAGCAGCATTTCCAGCCGTTACTTCGATGTTGAAATTATTGAACACATCTGACTGCGCGTGCGCAGTAGCTTTGTTCGACTGAATTTCAAATCTTTCATACGGGTCATCAGCCACGAAAGCTTTAATATCACTAGCGGCTATTGAACCTTCATAGTGATTAGCAAACGTAGGCTTACTAGTTGTTGGATCAGTGTAAAAGACACCATTGAGTGATCCAAGAAGAAAAGCTTCAGAAGCTGCAGCTTGGTGAATTGTACCAGCCGCTGTTGCTGAAACCGCATCTTGGAAGAAGATTTTAGTAGTATCACCAGATGATATACTATACTCCCCTAAACCCTGGTTGTCTCTATTCTGACCGACTTTGCCGATAGCTCTTAAGCCAAAGGCAGCATCTTTGTTTGTTTTTGCCATAGAGGCCTCCTATTAAATGTACCTGCCCTTGCGGGCCTCCAGTACGGGTTTATGTTATCTCGATGGTTTTGAATTCCTAATTAGGATTTCTTTGAGCCACCAAAAGTAACACGCGATTGTCTATCAATATTGATAGGCATGCTTGGATGCTCTTCCTTCATCAGATCGTTGTCTGCGGCTTGAACTTTATCCGCATGTTGTTTAGCATAGTATTCTTGTCTCTGCTTTGCGATCTCCTCAGGTACCCTTGCGAGCACAAGGCCGCCAACACCGATCACCCCTTTGTATTTTCCGTCTTCTACGATTGGAAAGTCTGAATCTGGATATTCGTCAGCTCTCACTAACTCGTAACCTGATCTTATTCTTCCAGCCACATTTTTTGTGTCTTGAAATCCTAAGGATTCAGTTCTTATCCATCTGTGCCTAAAACCTGTAGGCGCGGGTGGTGCATCTAATGCTGATGGTGGAGTCCAAACTTTTTTATGAGCTGTTTTTTCTCTAGTTTGACTCGCACGAGAGGTTTTTTTATCTATTTTATTTTCCATATGCTTAAGCCTCCTTCGTGATGTTTAATTGTTTCGCATATTCTTCAAGTGGCACACCTAATTTTTTAGCGATTGCGACCTGCGATGGTGTGAGCCTCACAGTTTTGCGACCTGATCTTGTACTTCGCTTCGCTGAAGCTACTGTCTGTACTGGCTTGGTCGTTTCTTTTTCAGCCGTATCGTTATTATTAGCAAACTTATGCGGAAATTCAAGTCTTATTCTTTTATCTATTTCAGCATAATATTCGTCACTTGAGGGATCATAACCTTCTACTTCAGTTAACGTTTTATGTAGATCAAATGCAGTATAAGTCATTGCATTATCCTTACCAAACCAAGAGTTTTTTTCACTCCATGCTTCGGCTTTTGGATCTGGCGTTCCTCTAGCTGCTGTTTGTCTATTTAAATTAACTTCAGGTTTTTTCTCCGATTGTTGTTTTTCAAAAGCTTCTTGGGCTATTTTAGTTTCAGCCAATTTAGCTTTTTTGTATCCTAATTCAGATATAGCGGCTAAAGCTTCTGCTTCAGCTGTTAGATCATTTGCTTCTCTAGCTGCTGCAAGTTTAGCTTGTGCGGCTGCTACGCCTGATGTGATACTTTCTTCTGTGACAGCAACAAAATCTGGTTGCAATTTAGATAGTTTACTCTCAGCATCTTTTTGTTTTTTTAAAACACTTTGAGCATAAGTTAGAGCCTCATCTTTTTGACGCTCTGCTTCTCTCCATTTTTTTGTTAACTTAGCAATTCTTTTTTGAACGCTATCACTGTATTGTTCTAATTCTGTATCGTCTTTCTTTTCTAATTTAATTTCTCTTTCATTTTCGTAAGTTTTATCCTCTGGTTTTTTTTCATCTACCACAGGTCTTACTGTAGGCTCTTCAACTTGAGCTTCTTTCTCTTCTATTAAGTTTTCTTCAAAAGATTCAGGGACATCAACATCCATTGCTGGCCCTGAAGTATCGAGTTCAACTTTTTGTTTCAGATCTTCTGTATCTGGCATAGTGTTCTCCTTCTATGTTTAGTATTGATGAAGTATATCTTCGGGGTTATCTATAGTTGCTAGTACTTCATCGTCATTTAGCAAACGTACTTCACCCCCGTCAATTTGAATTCTTGATCCTGCATAACGAGCAAAAATTACCCAGTCACCTTTTTTACACCAAGGACCTTCTGGATATCTATCTTTATCATTATAACAATCTGGACCTTGTGCTAATACAAGTCCACATGTAGAACCAACCTGTTGTTTTTCTAAAGTTTCTTGTCCAAATATAATTCCACCTTTAGATTTCTCTCTCATCTTAAAAGGTAAAATTAACATTCGCCAACCTGTTGGCACTGGTAATTTAGATGACTCTTTTGTTTTTAAACGCTCGTATGCGTCTACCTCTTTATCATTTTTTTCTTTATTTTCTTTGTCGTACTTTTCCGCCAAAGCATATTTAACTTTTGGGGTCGAGTTTGATGACTGTTCCTTTTTCATCTTTTTGCTCCTTTTCGTTTAGCAGGTTAGAGATTTCCTGTAAAATAGTTATGCACGTATGTGCTTGTCCCAACATATACTTATATTTTTCCATATTGTCAACAGTGCCGGCCATCATTGCCTCTCCGATACTGTGATATTTTTCTTTTAATGCTCTCTGTATTTTATTTACGATTGTGAGTTCGTCTAATTGCATCTTTGCCCTTTTTAAAAATAGCAGCGACTTTTGATTTACCCATAACCTTGGCACGCTGTTCTCCAACGGTTAGGATCTGTATTTTTCTAGCAAAAGGTTTAGATACTTTTTTTACTTTTGCAACAGTCTTTCTAGCATCTGTTGGTGTAGCAAATTTTATACCAACAGTGTCTTTAGGATTCTCGTCAGTGTAAAGTCTTCTACCAGAACCTTTAGGCTTTTTTCCCGTTCCTTTTTTTGGATCCGCCACTGATAGCTCCTTTCAACATTTTAGCTTGTTTGGTATGAGCTTTTACCGCTTTGCCCA